GTGGGCGGCGACATGGCGGGCTCCGCGCCATGTGCGTCACCTGCATCAAAAGCGGATGGGGAAGCGTGCAGGCGAGGAGGGGGGACGACCGCGCGCCAAGCCACCTCGTTCGACTCCCAGGGCGTCAGTAATTAGAGCAAGGACGGTGACTCTGGGCGCCGTACAAGCCAGCAAGCGCGCTAATCCGTAACTCGCCCGACCGACAGATCGCTGCAGTCCCCCCCAACATCGAGAGTTGAACGGCAGACATCCTAGACATCTTGGTTTGTGAGACACTACCTCCAGATCATTGCCAACCAGGCGCCTGCCGGCAGCTTTCGGTGGGTCCGGCGTGCAGATCGGAGGAATGCCCATGGCCTATTCTGCTAAATCGATTGCCAACGGCCTTCTGCGAATCGCGCAGGAGCGCGGTCATGCGATCTCCAACATGAAGTTGCAAAAACTTCTGTATTTCGCGCACGGCTTCTGGATAGCCAACACTGGGGAACCCTTAATTGGCGAGCTTCCTCAGGCTTGGCAATATGGTCCTGTCTACCCCTCGGTGTATCACGAGTTCAAGCACTGTGGCTCGGCGCCCATCGAGAGGCCGGCAACTGAAATCGATTTCTCGACCTTAGCCGTAAGCCCAGTCCCTACACCGGACGAAAATGTCATGGCGTTCCTTGGCGCTGTGTATAACTCCTACGGCACTCAGACGGCTATTCAGTTATCTGCGCTTTCACATTTGCCGGGTAGCCCCTGGTCTAAGACGTGGAGCGTGAGTGGCGGCTCGTCGGGGGCAGTCATAGCTGACGCTGATACCAAAGACTATTTCTGTGCCTGGTTGAACCAATCCAGACCCCAGCAGGTGGCGAGGTAGTCAATGGTGGGCTCGCCAGGGAAGGATAAGGACCCGGAAGGTGATCCCGCTAAACCGAGTGAGCGGCTGTGGGAAGAGCTGCTGAAGAAAACTTTGCAGGCTCAGACCGCGGAGGTCAAGCAGACGTCCCCTGTGGGGATTTCTGAAGAAAAGGAGTCTTCAACCTACTTGGAAGCCTTCCGAGTAGCAGAGGATCAGCGGCACCGCCATCGGGAGTTCATGACCCCCGCACTTAGGAACATAGCCTACGTTTGGATTGGAACAGTTGTGTCGATCCTCATTCTCCAAGGGTTTGGAGCAGGGTCGAATTTTTTCCACTTATCTGACAGTGTGCTTCTAACTCTTCTCACGACCACAACCGTCAACATTCTTGGGTTGTTTCTGATTGCACTTAATTATCTTTACGCAAAGCAAGACCGGATCGTGAAGGCAACAACCATCAAGCAGCGTGGCGCTCCCGCTGACAAATAAATTTGCATTCAAGCAGTGCCGACTGAAAAGGGGATGGATATGGCCAACTTCATCACGCGAGTCGAACTTCATCAGGCATCATGGCAAGACTACGAGAATCTGCATAAGCAGATGGAAGCTCGTGGGTTCAGCCGAACAATTCGAGCTGATGATGGTGTTTGGTATAAGCTGCCCACGGCAGAGTATGTTTCGACCACATCGGCGTTAGTCTCACAAGTAAGGGACCTGGCGAAACAGGCTGCCAATGCAACCGGCAAGTCTAATAGCGTACTCACATGTGAATACACGCGTGCCGCTTGGGTCGACCTGGATAGGATATAAGCGACTGGCAGCCCCAGAGTTACCCACTACTCTGGCACGAAGAAGCGAAAAGCCTCTACACCAAGCATTCCATTTAATCCGATCATTTTTGCCTGGATTGGCGCAATTTCGCTCTCCATAAACACTTGCTTGGCCTTCTCCACGTCGCCAAAGCCTCCTGCATTCGTAGGAATCATCCCGAGCAACTGAGGCGGCACACGATGGGCAGCGAGGATGTCGTCGCGACTGGTGTTCTTGATCGATGCAAAATCATCCTTCGCCGCCACCTCGCTAATCGGAATCAGCTGCAGCCCGTCTTTCTTGCCGTTGGGCGCATACATAAACAGGTTCCGAAAATTCCCCGGCCCCTTCGAAGCCTTCAACGCCTCACGCAACGCGTCGATATCGGCGGATTGCTGCGCCGTGTCCGTCATGTAAAGAATGAAGCCGGCATGCGAGCCGTTGTCGTAATACTTGCGCCGGAACAGCGTCGCCGACTTGTTGAGCTGCGCCGAATGCAACGCACTCAGATATTCCGGCACACCGTAGATTTCCTGACTCACGTCCGGCGCCAGGAGCTGGCACACCGGATTTTCAAACTGGAACGCCTCACCGCTGTACGGCACGAACCAGCACCGCTCATCCTTCACACCCACGCGCGTGAACAACGCGGGCGAGCGCTTGAGCTTCAGCAATCGCCCGGATATCGCCGAAATCTGCTCCAGGTACGCATGCGCAAACACCAGATAGTCCGTGGCGAAGGCCTCGAAGTCCGCCACCGACAGATATTTTGTCGGCACGAACGACGACACCAGCAAATTGCGCTTGATGAAGATGGCCGACGAGTGATGCGGCGCTACGCGCATCATGTTGGCCAGACCCAGCGTGCTGATCGGCGGCTCATACCAGCGTCCGTTGTTCCACACCTGCACGTAATCGAGCAGTGATGCACGATCGATCGGTTCCGGCTCACCAAACGTGAAGGCGTGCACCTTCGCTTCCGGTTGTGGTGTCTGACTGGCTTGTTGCCGCTGCGGTTTGCGCTTACTCATCCGTACATCTCCATAAAGCTTTGGCTGTGGGCCGCACGGCCTTCCAGCGGTTCGTAAATAAGGGAATGCATCACCGACCAGGCGAGATCCGCATGGCCGACATCGGCGGAGCGGCTCGCGTCATACGTGACGTGCCGGCCACTCGGCGTAAGGGTTTTGCGGATCGCCATGAATGCGGCGGCGAGATCGGTCCAGCCGGCATCCCATTCCAAGCGCCCCTTGCCCATCACGTCCTGCGCTTTCATCACCATCAGCGCCTTGGATTCGGGCGAGTACTGGATCGCGCGCGCCATCGGGAAAAACTGCTTCACCAACTGGTACACGCCGGTGCCCATGCCGGTGGTGTCGATCGCGATGTCGGCCACGTTGTAGAGATCGCACAGCCGCTTGATGTTGCCGGCCTGGGCATCAAAGTCCTGGCCCGGCCATTGGTGTTTCTCGACCACCCGGAACATATCGCGCTGCGCTGAGGGCAAGGCATTCACCGTGCACCCCGAAGGATCGCCGCCGCTGGTACCCTTGGACGGATCGAAGCCGATCGACACCGGCGCATCGCCGAGCGGGCGGGGTGCGAACGGACGCACGTCGTCCCACACTTCCCAACTATCGACCATGCACCGCCGCACCAAGGCAAACGGAAACACCGACGCCGAGTCGTCGATGAATTCGCACATCAAGAGCTGCTGGAATTCCTCGCTGCTGTATTCCAGGCGCAACTGATCGATATCGAACAGGTTGCAGCCGCCGGCCATCGCGTCCAGCACGGTGACAATCTGCCGCCACTGACCGTCTGCACACGCGAGGCCATGCATCAGCGCCGCGTGGCTGATATCGATCTCGACCCGATCCGCCTTCGCCCTGCCCTTGTTGAACAACGCGCCGGACCAGAACGGATAGGCGTCGTGGCTCAGCGCCGAGGGCGTCGAAAAATACGTCTGCCGCCACTTCTTGTGGATGGCCATGCCCGACGCGACCTTGCGCAGCGTCTGGAAGCCGTACACCCAGAAGTATTCGTCGAAGTAGAGATTGCCGTGGTAACTCTGTGCGGTGCGCGCGTTCGTTCCTAAGAAGTACAGCGAAGCGTCATTGGGCAGGATGATCGGATCGCCCTTCAACTCGATCTCGGCCGCGTCCTTTGCAAACTGCGTGAGGTATTGGCGGAACACGTCCGCCTGCGCACGGCTGGCCGACAGGAAAATCTGATTGCGGTCAGTGACGATCGCGTCGTCCAACGCTTCGCGGGCAAAGTACCAGGTCGCACCGATCTGGCGTGACTTCAGGATGTTGCGAATGCGCTGCGCGAGTCCGGCCTCGTGCCACTGGCGCTGATAGGCGAACAACGAATCCACGAAGGCTTCGTGCAGCCGCGTCGCCTGCTCGGGGCTGTAGTCGTTCTTGAGCGGCTTCTTCTTCGGACCGGCGTTACGGTTCGCCACTCTGGGATTGAGATGGCCTTCATGACCACCGGGCGCCTCATAGCGATGCACGCGCGCGATCTGCGCGACCTGCCGCATCAAGAGGTCGATTTCCTTGAAGTCGTGCGCGTCCTTCTGATTCTTGGCAATCAATTGGCATAGGCGCGCTTCCAGCACCGCATCCACGCGATCGATCGGCTTGGCGTTCGCCCAGCCATCACGCTGCTTCCATGATTCCACGGTCGAGCGCGCCTGGCCGATGTATTCGGCAATCGCAGTGACGCTCCAGCCCTGGAAATACAGGCTGCGAGCAACGGTGCGCGGATCGGTGGCGACGGCAGGCATCAACATGACCGACAGCGTAGGGACGCGCCTCACCGCACTGGGCCGCGTGTTGTTCTTAACCGATGCGTACAGAACCGCACCGCGTTGCCGCTACGCGCAGCGCTATCGATGCTGGCGACCTATCCCCATTCCCACGTCACCGAGGCCCGTTGCATGGCAAAGAAATCCAAGAAATTCCGCATTGCGACCGAAGGCGCCACGGTCGACGGCCGCACCATCCAGCGCGAATGGATCGCGCAGATGGCCGAGCACTACGACCCGGCCAAATATCGCGCGACCATCAATCTCGAACACATCCGCGGCGTGCTGCCCGATGGCCCGTTCCGCAATTACGGCTTCGTCGATGCGCTGTCCCAAGCACAGAACGCGGACGGCAAGCTGGAACTCTTCGCCGAAATCTCGCCTACCGATGACCTGGTCGGCATGACCAAGAAGGGCCAGAAGGTTTTCACGTCCATCGAAGTGAACCCGAAGTTTGCCGATACCGGCAAGGCGTACCTGGTGGGCCTGGCGGTCACCGACAACCCGGCCAGCCTCGGCACCGAGATGTTGCAGTTTGCTGCGTCCAACCCCGACGCCAATCCGTTCGCGGCGCGCAAACTGCATCCGGACAACCACTTCTCCGCCGCCG